AAGCAAGCGTAAGTAAATTTAAAGGTGCTTTCAAATGATAACTTTAGAGTGTGGGTGTGAGTTCCAACAGGATGAACAGGGTCGTATTATCTTTGATACAGATATTACAAAGATGAATATGAACTGCTCTGCTACGTGGGATTTAATTTGCGAAGGTAACACTAAAGGTGTTTTTCAACTTGAATCACAGCTAGGTAGATCTTTAGCAAAGCAAACAAAGCCCAGAAACATAGAAGAACTCTCTGACCTAATTGCTATTATGCGTCCCGGTTGTTTGGAAGCAATAGTAAAAGGCAAGAGCCTCACTATGCACTACATTGACAGAAAGCACAAGAAAGATTCTGTAGAATACTTCCATGAAGCTCTGGAGCCAATCCTAAAAAGCACTTATGGAATTCTAGTGTATCAAGAACAAGCTATCCTATTAGCTCAAGAGATTGCCGGATTTGACCTTCAAGAGGCAGATATTCTGCGTAAGGCAATTGGTAAAAAGAAAGCTGATGTGATGGCAAAGGTTAAGAAAAACTTTATTGACAAGTCGGTGGAAAGAGGTATTGTAACAAAAGCAGAGGCGGAGGAAATCTTTAGTTGGATTGAAAAGTCACAAAGATATTCTTTCAATAAGTCTCATAGTGTGTCATATGCATATAACGGATACATCACAGCGTATGCAAAAGCACACTTCCCCCATGAGTTCTTTACTTCTTATCTCAAGCACTCCATCGGAAAGCCAGACACCTTCGTCGAAGTTCAAGAGCTTGTCAATAATGCTAAGATTATGGGCATCAATGTTCTGCCTCCTAGCGTTATTGAGATGAACGAAGAGTTTGAACTGATTGGTGAAAACCCAACTTATGGTATCACTAATGTAAAAGGTGTTGGTTCATCCGTGTACAAGAAAATGCTTGACGACATGAAAGCGCAGGACATCGACCCAAGACATTGTGATTGGGACTGTTTCCTGATGCTTGTCGCACCGAAAGTCAATAAAAGAGCTTTTGAGAACCTGATCCTTGCTGGAGCTTTCGATTGTTTTAAAATATTGCGTGCAAAGATGCAGCATAATTATAACACATTGAAAGACATAGGAAAGCGTGAGACTGCTTGGCTTATGGAGTACAAGAAAGAGAATCCTGAAGCAACTGTTGAAGAGTCTCTGCAAAAGATGATTGAGGTGTCTCTGGAAGGCGGCAAGAAAAGACCAATATTTAGAAAAGATAAAATACCTGTAGTACAAGACCTGTTACGTAGTTATAACGATCCCGGATATGCATTGTTCGATTCACCATCTTGGATGGCTAATAAAGAGCAGGAGCTTCTTGGAATTTCCTTAACCTGCAACAAGGTAGATGAATATGACACTACAAGAGCTAACTGCACCTGCAAAGAGTTTATAGACGGCTTTGAGAGTCAGCATGGAGCTGTTATTGCAGTACAAATTGAATCTGTTCGCGAATGGACAATCAAGAAAGGCAAAGCTAAAGGTAATAAGATGGGATTCGTTGTAGCGAGCGACAATAGTTGCTGCTTGGATAACATCACAGCGTTCTCTGAAGAGTGGGACAAATATAAAAACCTTCTATATGAAGGGAACACAGTTCTGCTTAGGGGTAGCAGGGACAAAAATAGAGGAAGTTTTTTGATAAAAAGAGTAGAACAACTAACAAGTTAGTTTGGAAAGGACGATATAATATAGTAATGGATGATGTCATAGAACAAAACATGGGACTAGTAGCTTCCGTAGTTAATTCTTTCAAGCCTCGGAATCATGTAGAAAAAGAAGACTACATGCAAGCAGGAAGAATCGGACTATGGAAAGCATTAAAAAAACACGATCCATCAAAGGCGGCACTTTCAACATATGCATGGAATCCTATTCGGTGGGAAATTATCAAAGAAATTAAATCAATAAAAGCAGATAGATACTGTCCTATATCAGATATTAAGGTTCCAGAGTATATGTCTAAGCAGGAGTTCTGGGAAAACTGCCCAAGTAACCTTACTGACGAGGAGTCCGAGCTGATTGACCTAAGAATAATGGGCTATACTTTAGAAGAGATTTCCAACATAGCTGGCAGAGGTCGATCATATGTTAAAAGAAGGATCTATTCGGCAATTCAAAAGATAAGAGAGTGCAATGAGTAAAAAGAAAGTCTTATTTCTAACAGAGTCACATCATCTTGCATCTGGTTTTGGGACATATGCAAAGGAAGTTTTGACACGCCTTTGGTCTACTGGTAAGTACAACCTTGCTGAATTCGCAAGTTATGGAGACTTGGCAAAATGCTCCCATGTGCCTTGGAGATATTATTCAAATAGTCCGAGCAACGATCAGGAAGCAGAGATATATAATAGAAATTCAAATAACGCTTTTGGGCTATGGAGACTGAATCATGCACTACTTGATTTTAAGCCCGATATTGTGCTGACCTATAGAGATCCGTGGATGGACATGTGGATCAATGAGTCGCCCTTAAGAAAATTCTTTCATTGGGTCTGGATGCCTACTGTTGACTCCTATCCCCAAAAAAGAAAATGGATAGATGTATTTGAACAGTGCGATGGAATATTAGCGTACTCAGAATATGGCATAAGATCACTAAGCAAGCAAAGTAAATTTGTAAATACGCTTGGATGCGCATCTCCGGGAATCAATCCAAACGTCTTCAAGCCAGTAGAGGACAAAAAAGAACATAAAAAGAGGCTAGGACTTCCTGAAGACTCTATAATAGTTGGAACCGTCATGAGGAACCAAAAAAGGAAGTTATTTATAGAGCTAATGAAAGCTTTTAAAATCTTTATAGATACTGCTCCTAAAGAAATAGCGGATAAGACCTTTCTATATTTGCATACAAGCTATCCTGAAAGGGTAGGATGGGATATCGAGAGTGGGATTATTGAATATGGACTAGGCTCAAAAGTCATCTGCACTTACATATGTAGGTCTTGCAATTCTTGGTGTTGCAAGAAATATTCCGGAGCAATTTCAACGTGTGAGAAGTGCGGCAGTAAAGCGTCTTTTATGCCAAGTGTCTCTCAAGGTTTGTCAACAGACGATTTGGTCAGTGTGTATAATACATTTGACTTATATGCACAGTATGCAATATGTGAAGGGTTTGGGATGCCACAAGTCGAAGCAGCAGCTTGTGGGGTGCCCGTAGCAGCAACAAACTATAGTGCGATGGAAGATGTCGTGCAGTTTACAAATGGATATCCTGTTCCTGTTAAAACATTCTTTAGGGAAATGGAAACTTGGGCAGAGCGAGCCTACCCAGACAATGAAGCAATGGCAAAGATAATCGAAGAGTTTGCGTCAATGGATGAAAATGCCAGACTTGAAAAGTCAAGAATGGTTAGAGAGGGTGCGGTATCTCGATATAACTGGGATGGTTGTGCTAAGGTCTGGGAAACAGTTATAGATGCATTTTTACAAACTAAGAGAGCTAGCAGCTGGGACTCGCCTCCAAATATGCTTGCCAATGTACAAATGCCAAACATTCCAAGCAATGAAGACTTCGTGACTTGGTGTCTTGCAGGAGCCCTAAGAAAGCCAGAAAAAATAAACCGACACGATTACCACATGTATTGCAAAAATCTTGAGTTCGGCTGCTTAACGGATGGACAGTTAGAGCCATTTAACAGACAAAATATGCTAGATTATGTGAATAATAAAATAAATGAAAATAACTTCTTTGAGTCCGTAAGGACTGGACAAAGACGACCAGAACAAATCAACTATACAAATGGTAAGTAAAATGATTAACTGTCTAACAATATCGCAATATAGAGAATTTTCTGAAGAAGGACAAAAGGCATTAGACCTAATAGGTTGTCTTGATATGTCTTCTGAGCTTAATAACAAGAATGAGTGTATAAGTCATTCTGACAAATTAAAGGACATTGATCTGTCAATTGATGAAAGGTTTGAAATTGATGTATGTCTCCAGCACATGCTAGGAAATAGATTTGTTAAAACTATGTATAAGAACGTAGGAGTATTTGAACCAAAGACAAATCATAGCATAGCCTATAACAACTTTCTTAATTTTTTAGATACTATAATTGTTCGCAGTAAAAGCCAAAAAGACATACTTCCAAAATATCTTAGAGACAAGACAAAGGTTGTTAGACCTGTCTGTATACAGAGCTTCAAGCCAGACTTGACTAAGAAAATATTAAGTAAAATGGTGTTTTCGTGTTGCTTAGGAGAAGAGACCGATAAGATTTTATCTGCATACTTTAACTCCTTCACCATCAATGATAATGTCTCTCTAGCTATAATGTCTCCTGACCCAAATGCTGTTATTAAACTTATAAATGAAACTAAACAAAGAATGGGACTATTTAGCAGGGTAGATCTCTATCCAGAAGTCACGATAGTCGGAGATATCGAAACATTGCTTAGAATATCTCATTGTTCAATTGAAGTCTCCGGAGACTATGATGTGAAAAATTTTGCGATTTATTCTATTAAACATGGCAATCCAATAATAACATTAAAAAATAACCCATTACTTGAATGGCTAGATAGTAGCTGTTATTATTTAGTAGACTCACACCAAGACTATACAAGCTCGCAGGAGACTAAACACTTTATGCATTCATTTTCACTTAGAGAAACAATGAACAGGATAACAGACTCTAAAGAAAAATTTCTGTCTAATCAAAAATCTATTCTAGAGCATTTCTATAAAACATTTGACTACAAGCAAGAAGATTCGATAGGAGAGCTCTTATGTTCGCTGTAATGAACTGTATCAAAAAATCATTGCCTGCATCAGATAGAAAACTAGATATACTTGTCATACAACAAGGGCACAATGACTATATAAATCAGATGGCTCAAATTCCAAACTGCAATATCTATTCTTACCACAATAATTTGCAGCAGGAAAGAAAGAGGGGAGTACCTCGAAATCTTTTTGTCATAAGCGACCTAGATAGCATAATAATTGATTCTTTTGATTTTATAATATGTATAGGTCGAACAAATAGTGCAATAATAGCTAACGAGCTTAAGAAAAGATTTTCCTGCCGCATGATTCTTATTGACGAAGCTGCTGAATCAACATATTTCGTAAGACCGTTCGGCATACCTCTCAATAATACAATTGATGTAAAATTTGACAAGCATATATCACTCAACAAATATATAAATAAAAATATACAATCAATTCCACTAATCGGGCCTCCCGAAAGGGAAAGTAATATAATAGAAAACAAAAGCAACAATAGAAAATTCTGTTTCTCCTCTGAAATAGATCCATCAATCTTTATTAGATATAGAGGAGTTCTGAATGGGTTAGAATACGAGAATTTTTCTGAAGAGGCTATATCTAAAAACAATATCTTTATAGAAACACATATTGGAATAAGCCCTTACTTAATTTCTGCATTAAAATATGGATGCTTTGTAATTTGTCCTCATTCAGAAGAAATAGAATCAATGATAGGTGGAGATGAAAATTTAGGGTTTATATACAAAGATCTTATAGAACTAAGAGGCTATATTGATCATTTAAAATCAGTAAAAGAATTACCCAAGAGATCAAACAAACTATTTAGAGAAATGATGTCTAAGCGTGAAGAATTCAAACAGGCTTGGAATACAATTTTAAGGAACTGATAATAATGAGTCAGCATATGATTTTACACAGGACTGGAGGAGAGCCTCCTGTATTATGCCCACCTAATCATTCGGTTGTGGACTTGAGCAAGACAAAACTTCATACAGAAAGCATTACTGATTTAAGTATGCTAAAAATTGAGATATTTGACTGCCTTGACTATCAACCAGAATCTCTTCTAACAGAACTTTGTAAAAAGATTGGACATGGAGGACAGCTTAAGATTAGAGGAGTTGATATCTTTGAGTCAATTAAAAACATATTGTCTACTAATATGACCCCTTCAGAAGCATCAAAAGTGGTCTTCAATGGCAAGATGAGATGCCATAGCGTTCACGAACTTTGCGAAAGTCTAGAAAGAAACAATTTTAAGGTGACATTCTCTGGTATATCAGGAGTGAACTACATTATAGAGGCGACAAAAAGATGATAAATCAATTACATACAAGTTGTAGAGATTGTGCTTTTGCTAAATATGCAAAAGGAACACAGGTAGGATGTGAATTTGATAGGGTGCAGTCTTATCGGGACTCTGGAGCAGAGGTCTTAGAAGCCTATGATGACAATGGTAAAGAGTTTTATGTCATTAATGATAGAATATGTATTTACCATAGAAGCAATGAATGGGCAAAGAAATATCCTACATCTGAATTGAAGAATATTGTGGTTGCACAGTGCAAAACGCCATTTCATGCAATTATAATTCATGAGAAAGGGCAGAGCTTAGAAGATTTGGAGCTTACAATATCTAGTCTTAGTAAGCAATATAATCCCCCAACTGTTGTGTCTGTTATAAATAAAGATTTAGGAGATTCAATATACAAAGTAAACATGCAAGTTGAATCAATATTCAAAAAGTATGAAGAGTCATTCAAATGGAGAATCCAAAATATAGTAGACCCCAGTAAGAGAGACAGAGAATGTGTTGATCTAGCTATTGACGCAACATACTTCAGCTTTAAATATCCCTTCTATATAACATTCTCTAGCGGCTTCTGTGTACCCGAAGATTTCACAAAAGAACTTGATAATGCTATATTGTTCGATAACAAACAGATAATTGTTGCTTACGGAATTGACAAAAGTGATAACTGTATGTTGGTAAATAAAATTATGCACAGGAAACATACTGGAAATGCCTTTTTAATCAATGTCGAAGATAAAATTTTGGAGTTAGAGGAAGGAGCTAACTTGCACTTTTATAACATCGAAGATATTTGTCCATGTCTGCAAAAATAGTATTGGCATCAGACAACTTTGTTAGAGAAATCCAAACATACAAAGAATGTTATGTCTGGCTAAACTTCGATAATAGAGATGGTTTTATAGAAGAGACTTTTAAAAGAGAAGACTTTGACATATTTGGAATACTGTCAAAAGGCATGACTTTTTACGATGAAAATTCTGCAGAGGTTATAGTGAAGATATTTGAAAGCAAAAAAAATCTCGCTTGCATAATTACTCAAGAAACTTATAATGATGTCAATTGTATATTTATAAATACTAACCTAACTGGTCTTAGCATTGACACTGAACAAATTATCAACAATGAAGAGTGGGAAACTCTTTATATAGAAGGTCTAGTAAAAATACATGGCAAAGCATAAGATAAAAAATAATGATACGGATACCATTACAGTCATTATACCTGCCGCAGGAACTGGTAGGAGGATGAAAACTTATGGTCCGAAGCCGATGATAAACATTGGCAAAAAAACTATACTGCAAAGACAAATAGATATTATCAAAGAATACTTCAAAAGTGTTAGATTTATTATAGTAACAGGGTTTGAGTCTGACAAGCTAATCCAAAATAGCCCCAAAGACTTTATAAAACTAGAGAATGAGTTATATAAAGAAACCAACGTTGCTAGAAGCGTGTCAATTGCTTTAAATGCAGTTGAATCTGACAGGGTTTTAGTACTAATGGGAGATTTAGTCTTTTCAAAAGAAGCAATAGGTATGCTCGATTACAATTCATCATGCACATCTGCTAGCATTGACAGCCATAGGGAAGCTGAGGTTGGATGCATTATTTCAAAAAATGGTGTCTTGCTAAATATGATGTACGACCTTGAGCTAAAATGGAACCAAATAGTCTACCTACAAGGGAAAGAACTCAAGCTTTTCAAGGAAGCATGTACTAAAAGAAGAAATAAGAAGCTGTTTTTATTCGAAATTATGAACAAAGTTATAGACAAGGGCGGCAAAATAAAATGTATAATCAATGATAAAATAAAGGTCATTGATGTTGACAACTCCAAGGACTTATTAAAGATAAAAGAAATAATATGAAGAAGGTAGCGATAGAAGTCTCACAACAACAATTATTCAATATCTATAATCGTATAACTAGAATGTACCCTGATAGATTTGAATTAGTTACTTGGTCAATCCAAAGGAACACACTTAAGCAAGTGTATGAAAGCTTAGGTGTTGACAGATGGATATTACATGAGTCATTTGATGCTTCTATACTTTATGATACGTTTGAAACAAATGAAGAAGTCGCTAGCCACAGATTTGTAGTAGTTGGAAATGAGGCGCGAACAGATTTCCCTTTAGGTCATGAAATATTATTCACTGGAAATGCAAGGCCGGCTTTTAGATCTTTAGGTATAGTCAACCCAATAGATCCATCCTCGATAAAGGTGCAAGAAAAAAATGAGAAGTTTGTGTGTGATGCGATAGCATTTACAAATAATCTTCGACAAGAAACTTTACCCTCCGATGTTTTGTCTTCCGCTGTCTCAGAAGGCACAAAACTATTTGGGAATGTTAAAGTAAACCATCATAATTATCTTGGAGATATAAACTCATACGAAGCTGGATGCTTAGTTTCGTCAACAAAAATTTGTATTGATCTTACCGGATCTGAATGTCTATTTTACTTCTTATCCGGAGCAAAAAGAATATTGGTTTTTGGTGTCAACTTTCATACGGCTGAAGATTTGAAAAAAATATTGTCAAACCCAGACTCATTTTTTGACACTAGTGAATATAGGCAATGGTATAGCGACTACTCAGAACAAGTTGAAAAAAATAGCTATGACGCATTAATCCGAGCTGCATTAAACTTTTTGGAATATTAAATATGATAGGCATACTTACAAAGAATATAGATTTTTTATTACAGCAAAAAATAGACCAGAACGATACTTGTGTATTTTTTGATGGATACATTCCGCCAATGGTTGCAGATAATATATCCAAATTTTCAGTTTCATCTATTCATGATTTTACTGGAATTGGTATATCTACTTGTATATCTACGACACAGAAATTAATGGCGACGAGCATGTTGTCAAAAAAAATATATTTGGTAGGAGATCCATCTTGGATAAGGCTAAGCAATTTTAGATATGTCGATTTGCTTGACATCTTTTGGAACGACGATGTAAAAATAGTTTCATTGAATAAGGATATGGATGATATTCTTACAAAAATGTTTAGAAAGCCCGATGCGTTAATGGAAGAATTTGACTCGCAACTATTGGAGAATATCTAATGGAATATTCTAAGCTTACAGACAAAGAAAAGAAGAAATTTATCAAAGATAATTATATTAAGAAAAAACTTAGCTTCGCACAGATTGCTAAAATAGCTGGAACGTATTCTAATAAGATTCGTAGAGATGCTAATAAGTTTGGAATTAATATAAGAAGTCGTAGTCAAGCTGCAAAGGTAGCGCTTAATGAAGGACGTTCCGAACATCCTACTAAAGGAAAAGGCCATGATGAATCAACACGACTAAAGATTAGTGAATCTCAAGGCAAAGTCTGGGATTCTTTAGATGATTCAGAAAGACAGAAAAGGTCTGAGATAGGAAAGCAGAGCTGGAATAAAAAGAGTGAAGCTGAGAAGCGTGAAGTCATAGAAAAGGGCGGACAAGCGATCAGAGAGGCTTCTCGGATAGGTTCCAAGCTAGAAAGATATATCTTAGAAGAGCTGACAAAACTAAAATATAATGTACAGTTTCATAGAGAGCATGTACTGAGAAATAACAGGCTTGAAATTGACCTATATGTAACAGATTTGCAGACTGCTATCGAGGTAGATGGACCATCTCACTTTGAACCTGTTTGGGGTGAAGAAAATTTAATCAGAAATCAGCGCTCAGATAAGCAGAAAACGGGTTTAATTATATCACAGGGAATGGTTCTTATTAGAATCAAACAGGATAAGCGTATTTCACAGCGATACTTTAGAAATATATTCAATAAGCTCGTTGCGGAACTTGAGAAGATTAAAACAAATTTTCCAGAGAAGGATAAGAGGTATATAGAAATATGAGTAAAGCAAAAGCAAAAACGAAGAAGACAGACTTTGAAGACATCGTAGAAGTCGTTGAGGATACTTTGGAAGCACAGGAAGAAGAGGTTGTTGTTCGACCTCAAGACCCTGAGTGGAGTGAGTATGTACTTGACCAAATGCATGACAGCGAACTGAAAGATGGCAATCCTACAGTCGATGGATTGCGTCGTGTTACAGAAAGAATTTATGGTGAGATTGTTCAGTCTTCAAGTGAAATTGTTAACTACAATACTGATCGTGGAATTTGCACTGTCAAGCATACTCTAGCGATCCAAAAA